TCCCATTATCATTATCATTATTTTTATTTATTTTATGTTGTAAATAAATAAAATAGAAAAAGAATATATATAAAAGAATATATATGAGCACATTTTGGACGAAAGACCCTTCTATTTTATTCAATTCTGAATATATATTTCAATTGTATCCATTGTCTAGTATGTCACCTGAAGAAAAGTTAAATGCTATAACACGTTTAGTAATATTATTAACTATTTTAGGATATTTATTTACACAAACTTATAAAATAATAATAACAGGAGTAATTACTTTAGGTGTAATTATTTTACTTTATAATGTAAATAAAAATAAAGAAGTTCAAAAACCCAAGGTAGTTGAAAAATTTGAAAATATGAATTGTTATAATGCTTTGAAAAATTCTTATACAAATCCAACCACTTTAAACCCAGCGATGAACGTATTATTGACTGAAATCAATGATAATCCTAATCGGGCTTCTGCTGCTCCAGCATATAATAAAACGGTTGGCATTGAAATGGACAATAAAACAAAAAAAATTGTAGAAAAAAATTTCGGCGACCCAAACATTGACGAGAGATTATTCAAGGATTTAGCAGATGCTTACGATTTTGATAATTCTATGAGAACTTTTTATGCTACAGCAAATACTAAAATACCAAATGACCAAGACGCATTTGCCGAATTTTGCTATGGAGATATGATTTCTTGTAAAGAAGGGAACGGGCTTGCATGTGTTAAAGACAATTATCGTTATACAAATTATTAAATATTTAATCTTATAATTTATAATTTTAATCACTATTAAATTTAGTAAAAAATAATATTTTATTAATTTATAGAAATGAGTATAGTCAGCAATTATTCCTTTCAAAATATGTCTAGAATTGGAAATGATGATTGTTTTTTAAATCAAAAGGATATTCAATATTTAAAAGGCGGTAACTACATGGTTACAAATTATTACCCCAATTGTCCCATGACAAAAGCAATTGATTTTGCTACTAGTCAACCTAGTGTATTTTATTCCGGCGGCAATCAAGTCGGAGTAAATGGTTGCAATATTGATTATAATTCAAATTTAACTATATCTGATTTAACAAAACCGAAATGTCGTATTAGCTTATCACAAAGACCATTTGCGACTGTTCCTTTTTTGGGAAGAGGGACAAGCAACGCAATATTAGAATCTCAAATACAACAGGGTGATACAGTAACAAACAGAAAAAGCGTAAATACGACAAGCGAAACATCTTACATTCCGTACAGTAATTATCCTTTAATTCCTTCAATTGAAACAACCGTCACTAATCCTGCTAATTTAGTAGAAGGCGTTGCGGCCGACGGATGGATAAGAGGCGGATTACCTTCAAGAAATTTAACGAGAGATCAAGATTATGCCAAATCACACAACCCTTATCAGTATTAAATAAATTATATTATTTTAGATAATGAATATGTAATATGATATTGTTTAATGAATAAATAAAATTGTAACATATTAATGATTTAAAAACTATTTTTGTTTAAAATTATATGTATAATACTACTTTTAAATGTACTTATAATTTAATTACTTCAAGCGAAAAAGAAGATATGGAAATTAGTGAGAATTTATACAGGTCACAGTTTTTACAAGCATTTAATTGTAATGATTGGATGTCAGATGATATAGATAAAATATTAGAATACATATATAATGAATTAATTAAAAATGATTATGGAAAACAAATTTTACTTAAAATAAAGGAAAAAAATATACTACCTATAGAAAATATGGAAACTGTTTTATTATTTTCATATGAATATTTTTTTTTACTGCATAATTGCTTGATTGATTTATTCAATAATGGAGATATTTCAAATAAAAATTATAATATGTTAATTCAGAAAATAGAAAATAGTTAATTTATATATACATTATATAAATGTCTTCAACCCGAAATAAAAATACACCTCAAAATTACTGTTTAGAACAGAGAGATAATAGTTTAGCTGACATTTATAGTCACTACGCGCACTCATCATATGGCAATGCATATGAAAACGCTATTCCTTGTCTAGGAATTACACCAAGCCATATGCCTAGAAATGCACTTTCAGATAATCCAGTTGAAATAGAAAGTTTCTTAAAAGGAATCGGTTCAACCAATTTAGTTTATAAAGTTTCTCCGGTTACTCCTCAATTGAAAACAATCCCAATGAAAGGATATTTTGATAGAATACCATTATTAATGCCTGAACCGATGTTAGTTGAACAAAATAATAGACCTTTTCCTATTCCCCAATAAATCAAATAGTCTAACTATACAATAATTTTATAAAATATACAATTTTACTTTACTTTTATATTATCAATTAATTTTCTAAGATTTGGAAAAAATCCTAATTCATTAATAATTTTGAATTTCTCTCTACGAATAATATCAATTCTTTGTGACCACCAGTCTTCTTTTATTGCTTTATTTATAATATTCATTGATTCTTGGAAATTATCTAAATTTAATCTAACAAATGCGTTTGGATCTATATAGGTTTCAAGGTTCGGACATCCCCAATAAAAAGTCAAACATTCACATAATATAGATTCCCATATTTTTTCAGTAGCATAATTAAATTCCATATTATTTTCAACTGCTAAACAATATTTATAATCTACATAGTGATTTTCTTTTTTATCGCATTTTAACTGTCCTTTATAGTTTTTAAATCCATGATAATTTTTACGACCAAAAATATTTATTTTATTTTTATTTTCCTTTTCCATATATTTAATGAAATTAATTCTCTTTATATGACCGTTATCATAGTTTTTAGCACTGAGAACAGTAATAATTTTATTATATCTATTTGTGTGTATAGATTTTGGAATATTGATTTGCCACTGAACAGCGTTTAGTTCCTTTTTATGAGTACTAACATGTAAAAACATATTCTCGTCTGGAGAAGCCCATTCTTTCCATGTTTTAACTCCCCAATCTTTACTTTTATCATGAACCCACGGTTCCATCTGAAATATAATACTTTTAGAGGATTCAAAATAGTCATCTTTATATTGACCATTAATAATGACAAAATAATCAACATTATTTTCGTGTGTAATTTCAATATCTTTCCAACTATTTTTAAATTCAAACATATTTGACCATTCTTTGCATAATTGTTCGGAAGAACACCAATGACACATTAGTTTAATTCTAATTTTTTTTTCTGTTTTGATTACATTTGATAATTTAATTTTTATATTTTCTTCATCATTTTTTTCATTTATAAATCGCTCATATTCATTTTTTTTTATATATATTCCATCTGACGCTTTATAATACAATGATGATGTTAAATTTTGTATTTTATTTTTAAAAAAACCCAATGTATTAAAGCCAATACAATTATTATCATTTAATGCTATTTTCATTGACTCTAATAGGGTTGTTTGTTTATAATATAAATCAAATTCTACTTGATCATTACCTTCAATAAATATAAATTGAGAGAAAATATCATCTTTTATTTTATTATAATTATCAATATCTATTGCTTCGCAATCCATTTGTATATCGGTGTCAATTTGTTTAAAATTTTCGTTCCATTCAGAAAAACAAATATGGGGGTTTAATTCATAGCAAATATTATTATTTAATTTTCCAATTATATAATCAATGCCGTGTTTAATACCGTGTTTATCTATAAAATCTAACATATATTTTGCTCCTTTTTTATTTACACTATAACAATATGTTCCTCCTATGAATAAATTATTATTTAATTTAACAATTTTTATATTATTATTCATTAAATCATATATTTTTTCAACATTTTCTCTCTCTTTGTTATACATTGAATATCCCATAAATAGAATTTCTTTTTGTTTCATTATAGGTTTTAATTTATATATCATTTCTGAAAAATTGTCAGATAACCTAATATCATCTTCTAATATTAAATAAAAATCATTTTCATTATCATCAATTAGTTGTTTCCATAACTTATAATGACTTAACGCGCACCCTATAAATCCTCTTCTGCTTCCAAAATCATTTCCTTTGAATAAATATAAGTATTCGGCATCTTCATTTTTTATATCCTTTCCATCAGTCGCTTCTATAAATTCATAATTATTTACATTGTGTTTTTTAAATAATTCAATGCATTTTTCCTTTCTATCGGATCTCCTAAGTAAATTAACGACTTTGATATAATTTGTTTCTTTTGAGAATTGAGATTCTAAATTCAATTCATACGCGTTTGGCATTATTGAATTATGACGATCTTTGGTTAATCGTCCAATGTGTTTATTTGTTATTTTATTAAAAAAAGCAGATTTATATCCTTTATCATTCCATTTATTTGCATAATCGAACTCAAAAAACTGGTTTGGTGTATCAAAATTACCTAATTCCAATATAGCATCAACTGATACCAATGAAGGTCTAAAACTATAATGAGGCCAATATCTATTATTAATATGAGTATTATCATTGTCTTTGCTGTGTTCATGCAGACAATAATTGCCTTTTATAGTTGCTCCTGTTATTTTATAATCTTCTATTGTTTCTGCATAAGATTTATTAAATAATATCTGTTTAACATTATACTCAGAGAGAAATTCAAGACCAAATATACTTTCACTAACATAATTCATTTTATCAAAAAATAAAAAATCATCCTCTATATGTATCCAATACTTAGGCCTAAGCGAGTTTAATTTATTCCAAATAATATTCATACTAGCGCGATGACCTTTTTCATTTTCACTTTTAAAATAATATTCAAAAAATGGATAATTTTCTATCATACTATCTCGGTCAGCTTCACTAGAATTATCATCCACGCAAAACCAATAATCTATTTTGTCTATATCATTCCAACAATTTAATATAGAGTTGATTGTTTTTTGAAATAAATTAATGCGCTTACAAGTGGTCATTGAGAGAAATACAATAGGTAATTCATTATTTTTATGATTATAAAGTTTGTAATTAGAAAAATTTATTTTATCAAATATTATATTCCATAATTCAAATGTGGAATGTATGTTATTATCTTGATGTTTCAATTTAATATAATAATCAACTAATAAAAATAGTTTTTGAATATCAATTTCATTATTATCATTTTTAATAGCATCTTTATAGAAACATAAATTATTAATTGTTGATATGAACCGAGAATTATTACTAATATTGTCTTTTATGATTTCATTGTAATTTGTTATATGAGATGGTGTCATTTGTACGTTGAAAATGGATAGTAATATTTTTTTACAACATTCATATCCGCTATCATAATCTCCAATGTAATAAGAAGAGATTGAATTAAAATATTCTATGGCGTTATCATCTACTGATAAAAATAATTTATCATTTGGATTTTGTATTTTCTTATGTTTATATTTTTTTTGTAAATAAATCGCATTTACTAATGTATGCATATTTTTCCCATATAAATATTCACACAAGTTTGTTATATGTTCTATTCTCTCGTTATCAAATGTTCCAGCCAATGTTAAATAATGAATAATCTCATGCATATCTCCATTTAAATGTTTTAATTGTTTAGCAATTGATATACACGCATAATATTTTTCCTGAGACCAATTTACTGAGCTCAAAACAATTTTATACCATTTTATAGATTTAATGTTATCATTTGCATCCATGTAGCTTTGGGCGCAATAAAAAGCATATCTAGCTTTTAAACTTGTATCGTGTTCAGTATCATATGCACGTTCAAGTATTTCAGCATCATTAATGTATTTATTATTATCTAGACTACGAGACCCATATTTACCACTTTCAATATAATAGTCTCCATTTATAGTGGTTTCTGTTTTATAATTGTCTATGCAAGAAAGATATTCATGTAGTACACCGACAAATTTCCATTTTAAATGATTGTTTATAAGTAGAGGTCTTTTATATAAAAAATCATTTCCTAATTTCAAATGATACATATCATCGTTTAGTTCAGGAAGAATAAATTCACCGTGTATCCAATCATCAGCATCAAATATGAATGTATAATCGCTTTTATTATATACTGCCTCTAATGCCATTGTTCTATTATATCCAAACCCTTTCCATTCATGCTGAAGCAATTCACCTTTTATATTTTTTTTTTCAAAAAAATCCATAATTATAGTTTGAGTATTATCAGTTGATCCTGTATCACATATTACCCAATAAGAGAAATTGAAAATAGAAGTAAGATGTTCTAGTGTTTTTTCAATAATATGACTTTCATTTTTAACAATCATATTAAGAGAAATCGTTTTTGACATTAATCAATAATAATGTTTTGTTTTATTAATTAATATTTAAGTATAAATATAATTTTATATATAAATATTATAAATGGCGTTTACTCGTTTTCATGATGACCCTTGTAGAATTAAAAAACAATTACAAGAAAGCACCGATCAAGGAAGATATATATTGAATGTTCCAGGCAATGGATTGAAACCACATTACATAGATGACCCTTATTTAAGATTGCAAAAATGGGGCGGAAATTTAAGAACAAATACAATAAATCTAGAAAATGACTTGAGAGGATTAACTCGTGGAGTAAATAAAGATTGCTTGGAAGATAATTATAATTTACATAAAGTTGAAACAAATGATGTCAAATATCCTACAACTGGAACAATTACAGACCAATCAAGAGCAACACACCCAGCGTGGATGTCAAGAGATTTAGAGCAAGTAAATTGGTATACTTTACCATTAAACCCACAAGAGAACACGTGTATACCATTCGAAAATAATTTGAATACTAGAACAATAGAAAAAGACCGTTATGTAACCCCTTATCCTTGTATAGAAGTTGAGACTGTGAATAAAGGTCATACGAGTAATTTAAATCAAATGAATGTATTTACAACTAAATTTTAGAGAATAATATATAATATAAAATTTGATGAATTATATATTAATTATATTATAGTCAGTTAATAACTAAAAAATATAATACAATTATATATATAAATGGCAGAATTAGCAATACCTCTTATAGCATTAGGCAGTATGTATATAATATCTAACCAAGAGAAGAAGAAAGAAAAGTTTACAAATATGAGCGAGAAAAAAAATTATTTACCGAATGCTGAAATAATTCCAGAAAATTATCCTACTCTAGCTCCAGTAAAAACAGATAACATACAAAGATATATAAATCCAAACCAAGTCACAGACAAATATTTTGACCCTGCTACCTATGAAAAAACGATTAATAAAGAATTAAAAGATGAACCGAACTTCATATCATTATCAGGTCAACCAATCGTCGGAAAAGAATTTAGACATAATAATATGACACCCTTTTTTGGTGCGAAAATAAGAGGAGCTACTGCAAATGCAAATGTAAGTGAATCTATTTTAGATAATATGCAAGGAACTGGAACGCAACAATTTAGAAAGAAAGAAGTAGCTCCTTTATTCAAACCTCAGGATAACGTTCAGTGGGCGCACGGCATGCCAAATCAGAGTGACTTTTATCAATCAAGAGTTAACCCTGGAACAAGAATGGCTAATATTAAACCATGGGAAGAACAATTAGTAGCACCTGGACTAAATCAAGGATACGGGACAGAAGGATCCCTTGGTTTTAATTCTGGAATGGGATCAAGAGAAAGTTGGATGCCATATACTGTAGATGAACTTCGTGTTAAAACAAACCCCAAACTTACATTTGGTCTAGAAGGACATGAAGGACCGGCAATTAATTTAATTAAAAATAGAGGTCTTATAGGACAAGTTGAAAAACATTTACCGGATACTTATTATAATAATACTCCTGATAGATGGCTAACAACAACTGGTATAGAAAAAGCCCAAACTGCTAGAGGAATTGAAATTCTACAAGATGTAAGCCGACCATTTACAACAACTGAATATTTTGGAACAAGTGGGCGTGCTGAAGGAGATGCTGGGTATACTCCTCAAAATTATCAGAAGTCACATCGCACAGAACAAACATGTGAAATTATTTCAGGACCATCTGCTGCAGGTCAAAATCCTGCTTCTACCGGAGATTATTCAAGAGATAGCTACAAATTTTTACCAACAAATCGTTCTACTGTTTGTTATAGCGAGACAGGTATTGTAGGCGGTGTTGTAAAAGCAGTTGTTGCTCCTTTATTAGATATTCTTAGACCCACAAGAAAAGAAAATGTAGTAGGAAATGCTAGACCGTATGAAAATGGTAAGAGTAGTGTACCAGCGAATGTAGTGTATAATCCGTCTGATAGAACAAAAACAACAAATCGTGAAATGCTAGAAGGTAAACTAGATAACAATCATCTAAATATTCAAAATCAAAAGGATGGAGCATACTCTGTCAGCGCCCAACAAGCGATAGAAAATAACAGAGATTCTACAAATATATCCTATATGGGTAATTCTGGAGGAGCAGCCAACCAATCAGGATTAAGACAATATGATGCCGAATACAACCAACATAATAATCCAAATAAGACATACCCTAACAGACCCAATCAAGGTGGTACACAGATATTTAACCAAACCGATAATATTAAAATAGATAAGGTTGATTGTGACAGAGATAATAATCGTTTATGGGTAAGAGGTAGTGGTCCAACTGTTGCAACAGCATTACCTGCACCAGAGACATATGGTAAATTCAGCGCTAGACAATATTACGATGAAAATATTAACTGCGAGAGAATTCAACCAGACATTCTCAGCGCGTTTAAACAAAATCCATACACTCAAAGCTTACAGAGCTGGGCTTAAAGCTTAACTAAATTTTATGATGTTAAAATCGGCGTTTGAAATGTTAAAATGTGTAAATGTAAAATAAAATACAAATACAAATATAAATATAAATACATAAATCATATATTTATATATTTATATATTTATGGAATTAAAAATACATAGTGATGTATATGAAAAATTAAATCATTTTATTAATATTAATAAAATTCCTAATATTATTTTTCACGGACCTAGTGGAAGCGGTAAAAGAACATTAGTTAATAAATTTATTAAAATGATATATCATGATGATAGAGAATCAATTAAATCATATGTTATGTATGTTAATTGTGCTCACGGAAAAGGAATTAAATTTATAAGAGAAGATTTAAAATTCTTTGCAAAAACACATATTAAACATGATTGTTTTAAAAGTATTATTTTATCAAACGCTGACAAATTAACAATTGACGCACAGTCAGCACTTAGACGATGCATTGAATTATTTAATTATTCTACGCGTTTTTTTATTATAGTAGAAGATAAATATAAATTATTAAAACCAATATTATCTAGATTTTGCGAAATTTATCTATCATTGCCACAGTTGAATGATGTAAATGTAAATTTAAATGAATATCATATCCAGAATAGTTATGATTTTACAAAAGAAAATAAGGGGAAACTTTTATGGTTAAAAAATAAATTATGTGATAAAAAAAGTAATTTAAATGATTATTTTTCATTATCAACTAAACTATACGAAAAAGGATATAATGCGATTGAATTATTAAAAATAATAGAAACATTAGACATTGATGAAACTAAAAAATATAAAATTCTATTAACAATAAATAAAGTAAAGAGAGAATTTAGAAATGAAAAATTATTGATTATGTATATATTACATTTATTATATTCAGATGAATTATTTGATGTAGAAAATATTTCATTTATATAAAGTTTAACAATATTTCATTTCAAATAATTCAAATAATTTAAATTATTTATTTAAGTTTAAATTATTATTATTAAACCTATAATAATAATATTATGGATGATTTTTCAGTTAATAGTTTAATTGAATCACAAAATGAATGGTGTGCCAGGCTTGTATCTATATTAGCACCATTAATCATAAGTGGATTAAGATCTATATTTGATGAAGCATGGAAATTATGCAGAGAAAATAATGAAGAAGATAAATATCTTATGACATTTCAAAACTTTATAGCTAGAATTACAAAATGGAACCCGTCTATGATTAAGGACGAAACAAATCGAATGAAAGAAGTAAGTGGATGTGGATATTTAGAAGATTTAGTAACATGTGTTCACATTGTAAAATTAAAAGCTTTAACTTGCGCAAGAGTTGGATTAAAACAGAAAAAAATATCAATCAAAGTCCCGCCACTTGAGGATTTTATTCATAAAATTTATATAAATACTGCTAGAAAAGTATATACAAATGTTTATTTATTTGATAAAACATGTACCCCTTTACAAATACAAAAACACAACCGAGAACTTGAAACAATTATTAAAGAATGCATATTACTAACAATTAGAGATAGCATTCCTGTAGAAGAAATTTTAAGAACATATTTAGATGAAACACAAGAAACAGATGTAGAAGTTGAAGAAAAAGAAGAAATTATTGAAACTGAGGTCCCATCCGAAGAATTACCTCCTCCACCGGCTGTTCCTCAAAGAGGTGGGTCAGAAGAGAATGAACCCAGACACGATAGGCTTACATTTAATGATTTAGATATGGTTCTAGATAAAAAAGGAAACGAACAGACCATTAATGCTCCAAAAACAATAGAACGATTAGAGCATATAAGCGAAACAAATTATAATAAGAGAAAACAAGAAGAGGAAGAAGAAAGCGATAGCGACGCTTTAAATATAGGAGGTGATATTTCTTTTGATACATTGGATGTATTTGATATGACAAAACAAACTATTTTGAATAATGATCCGATTATTGATATAGACGTATTATAAATATATAATTATTTTAATGATTTAAAATAAATATAAATTTTAAATTAATTCATTTGCGTTAAATATAAAATTAGAAAAGTTTAGTATATTAAAATGGAAAATATATTTATTTTAGCAGGAGTTATATCGGTCATATTTTTTCTGTGTAAATTCATAGAAATGAGATTTATTTTAAAAGAGGTTAAGCCATTAAAATTTTTAATTCGTGAAAGCCTTCATGTTTATATAAGTGTTGTTATTGGTTTATTTATATCAAACCAATTCGATTTAATGAAAACATCCGTTAATACTATCTCCGGCGGTGGAGGAGTAAATGTATTTGTTGATAATCCAGATTTTTAGATATATTTATAATATAATTTATAAATGTATTAAATTACATAGAACAATCTTCAAAATTGACCTTCATATATCCTTTACATAATTTTACCATATCGCCTGAATCTTGCATTTCAACAATTGTTTTATTTATTTTTTCTAATATATCTGGAAAATTTTTATTTACTACAATCGTAAATTCATCATTAACAACTGGATTTA